CCTGAGAAAGCTATTAAAGCACTTAGCGATAAAGAGTATGCAGCTACTACTAGAAAGAAGAGAGCAGATACTAAGAAAGGTAAACAACACTCTTCGCAACCTAAAAAAATAGCTAAGAAGACTAGATCCTACAGGAAGAAAGGATGAGAGAAGAATATAAAAAAGGTGGTAAGTCTAAGCGTGATCCTAGATTAGCTAGGGCAGGTGTTAGTGGTTATAACAAACCTAAAAGAACTCCCAAGCATAAGACTAAAAGCCATGTAGTTGTAGCTAAAGTAGGAGATAAGGTAAAGACTATACGCTTTGGACAACAAGGTGTAAGAGGAGCAGGGAAGAACCCTACATCAGCTAAAGATAAAGCCAGGAAGAAGTCTTACTATGCTAGGCACAATGCTCAAGATGCAAAGCCTTCTAAGTTATCAGCTCGATACTGGTCACATAAAGTAAAGTGGTAACTGTTTTATATCTTATATCTATGCACACTTGGTATGTGTTTGAAACTTTCTCAGGTGATTATCAAATAGATGAGTGTCAGAAATTAAGAACGCATATACAAACTGCTTTTGATGTAGAAGCAACCTGCATATCAAGATGGAATGATATATTGCTGCAAGACAATAAAATTTATTGACTTAGTTTAGCTAGTAAGTAACCACTCAAAAATCCAAGACAGAATATAATTTCCATTAGTCTTTATATGCTTCATTCTTTTCAGTAGTAGGATCATCAGCAATAAACCTACCTTTATTATCTCTAGCTCTTTGTCTTCTATCTTTAATCTCATCAATGCCTTCAGACACAGTGTTCTTTACTTCTTCCACTACAGCTTCTGCTTTTTGTTTGATAGCAGGTTCAGTAAATATTTTTTTAAGCCAAGTAAATAGTGACATATAGTTCTCCTTTATTACCATACATGAGTTTTCTTTTCTCCTTGATACTTAATAGCAAGCTTTTCTTCTATCAGAATTTTGCATATATCTCTTTCTGATTCTCCAGTAAAAATATTAATTAAGGGTCTACCATATTTACCCTTATCTACTACTTCTATTATTACTTTTTTACCACAAAGAACCTTTAATCTTTCCTTGGCTTTTAATCCTAGTTCTTTTTCTCTTGTTCTTTCAGGATACTTTTTAATATTAATTCTAGACTCAGGAGTATCTATGCCATTCAGCCTAAATGATTTACTTATCCATACATCAAAACCAAGATCTGCTTTTAACACAATACTATCGCCATCAATTATCCTGACTACATCAGCAGCATAAATATATTTTTTTTTACTCATGGGAATCTACCTTCTTTTAACTTAGCTATTAATTTATTTGTAAACCACTGAGCTTTATTGAGATCCTCCACGCCATTTTTATTAGGGTATCTCCATTCATATTTCATAATGCTACCACGCAAGTAGCCAATAAATTCTTCTGGAGTTAACATAGCCTCAATAGCATCTATACACTCAATAGTATCTGTCTTGTAATGACTAGGATTAATTTTATCATCTACTATTGAACCATTAAAAATTTCATGTGCCACTTGCTTCTCCTTCCACTCTCTAGGTTTACCTGCATTGTAAGCTCTGTCCCAAGCTTCAGGTGTCTCATCATCTAGGCTCATTGTAATATCTGTTTTAGGCAAGCTGTTCTTCCAATCGTTCATCAGATCTCCACTCTTCAGGCAAGGTATCAGAGGTGTACCATTTAAAATTATTTTTACTGGCCCACTCTCCATGACTTCTTTTACTACCATCTTTTCTTTTTTGTGCAAAAGGCATAGGTAAATTAGGATCAGCAAATATAAAAACTAATTCAGTATTAGGAGCCAATGTTTTTCTAATCCATACATACTTGTTGTATTCAGCGTGATCCCAAAACCTTCCTTTAGCTTCAATAAGAATTTTCTTTTTACCAAACCATTTTACAAAGTCAGGCTCATACTTATGCTCAATAACATAATCAACAGTATCTCCATGATGCTCCCAATCCTTCAGGACTGTAGCGTGTAAAGTTCTTTCAAAAGCAGAATCATATCCACCTTTAATTCTTCTTAGATCAGGTGGACGTTTCTTTCTTTTTCGCTGCATTATCCTCTGCCTGTTTGCTGACAATAATCTTTTACATCTATCAATGATATTGATTCTAATGTTTTAGTTTTAAGAAGTCTTTTTAATATAGACTTCATTCCTTTACTAGACATAGCAATAGCATAATAGTAAGAATCATTATTGGCATACTCTGTTTTAGATATAGAAGCTTTAGTTACCTTGGCTGCTTCTTCATCTGACAACTGTTCTTTTAATAGTGCCATACAATATTCTTCAGACTTTCTATTTAGTTTTTTCATAAACTTAGCATTCATAATAAAGGAACCTCATCTACTTTAGGTAAGACTGCAACTCTGGTTAAATACTTTAAACCATTAGAATATCTAAAGGCTCTTAGTCCTTGACCTCCATTGCTATCCTGCCAACAATCATGCTTGTGAGCGCAATACACACAACCAACAGCTAACTTCATATTGCCTGACTTACCTTCAGCTACAGGCTGATAACAAAGTTCAGGTGGAGTATCTTTAGTTATTGCTTCTTTGATTCTTTCAATCTTAACCCTAGCATTAGGCTTAACTAGTTCTCCTGGCTGATAAGAAGTAAGCTCTCCTGTCTCTTTATTGATAGCAAGGAAGCCTCCTCCAGTGGTTTCTTCAGCAGTCTCATAGGCAGAAAGCTGCATAAGGTAACCAAATGTGTCGCTCTCATGCAAAGAGTTATCAGCAAACTTCTTAAATGCAAAGTTAGAAGCAGTCTTAATATCTACTACTTCACCATTTATCTTGCAGTCAATGTGTCCTTTGATACCATCCAGACTAACTTCTTTCTGTTCATCAGTTATTTTGTTGTCTGTCATTCGTAATAACATTAGAACTATTTCTTCTAAGAGATGACCATATAAAAATTTAATGAAAGTCTGTGGAGTTATTCTAGAAGGGAAGCTATTGGTCTTTCTACTATCAAACCATAGCTGCCTTAAAGGTTTTCCTAGATTAGACATCCTGATAGTAAACTCATTAGAAGGTTGAGGAGAAGCCCAATGCTTAATGACTTCTTTGATTGCTTCCCCTGTTTGTTCTATGGCTTCATCTGATAAATCAATAGCTCCATCATTCAGTTTATCTAGTTTGTTGTAGATGGATTTGACTATAAGGCTGTCCATAATTGATCCCATTGTTATTTGTGGTTTTCCAATATCTATTAAATATCAGTTGATCTATTAAGCCATGTGTATACTCTCTACTTAATGGACTGTACTTAATAGTTTTAAGACAAGCTCTACATATGTTCTTACTCTTTTTTAAATTAAAGTCTTTACGAGAAGTAGTGTGACAGTTGACACAGGGAGTATGTTTAAACAGATTCATTAGTGTGTCTCGCTCCAGTTATTACCTATATTGTATTCACCAGTAAGAGGACAGTTAAGTTCTAAAGAGTTACCTGCTTGTTCAATAGCAACTACTCCTAACCTACCTACTTCATCAGCTATACTGGACTCAGCTTCTATCTGCCATTCATCATGGACGTTAGCAACAAAGTGAGTGTCATACAGTTTCAAGGTATTGTTTAAGATGACTAAGGCTTCTTTCATAACAATAGCACCTGCACCCTGCAACAAAGTATTCAAAGCACTATGCTCACTTCTAACTCCAAGCTTCCTACCATCGAGTCCTTTTAAGTAAGCATTTTTTTGGAACGCTCTGAGAACTCTATTTCTAAGGTCTGCAAATGCAGGGAGATTATCGAAGAAAGATTTTCTAAGTCTCGTACCAGTTTCTTTGTTTCCTCCAGCCACACTTCCAAGCTTCTCATCTCCTGCTCCGTATAAGAGTGCATAGATGAATGTCTTTGCCTGATCTCTAGATTCAAGTCCTGCAAGGTGCTGGTTAGCAGTATGTATGTCTCCTGATATGATTTCATTAGTGTAGTCCTTATCATTCATGTAGTGAGCTAACATCCTTAACTCAAGTCCTGAAGCATCAATACCCACTAACTTGTAGTTAGAAGGTACTCTCCATAAACCTCTAAAGTCTCTACCATAAGGAGCATTAACACTAGGAACTTGTGCCATGTTTGGTTTCCTGTGGGTCATACGTCCTGTCACTGTTCCATTGTGTATGACATGGCTATGTACTCTAAATGTTGAGGGGTTAGCCTCCTCTATCCAAGAGTTAAGCTGCGCTATGCGCTTCTCTAACAGGAAATAATGCTTAATTAGCCTAGCTTCTGGTATGTTTGTGACAGTCTCTAATACTTTCTCATTCAGTATTGCTCTGCCTTTATCAGTAAACTTAGTAGGCTTCCATCCAAACTCCTGCAAGTATTCAATGAGCTGCACCCTGCTAGATACATTTACTTCTTTAACTTCAGTCCTGACAACATGGTCTTTATCAGTCTGCTGCATCTCAAGATACTCATCATCAGTTAGCCTAGTGCCTCCACCACATTCAGATACAGCATTCCTTGCTACGCTGCCATCCTTCTTGTACTTAGGATACAGCTTAGTGGATATGATCTTAGGCTTGAAGACTTCCTTGATACTGTTCTCAGTCTTGATGATGTCTTTCTGAAGCTCACTTTGAATAGTAGAAGCCTTATCAAAGTCCAGTAAGAAGCCATGTCTTTCTTGTTCACCTAGTATCTCAGCGACACTATGCTCAAGATCAATACACTTCCTGCTATACCCTCTAGCTTCTTGTCGTAGCTCAT